GCCGGGCCGCTCGACACCGCGAGCAACAGCGTGCCGTTCGGTGCGAGCAACCTGAACATTCCGGCGAGCCCATAGGTGTCATTGCTGGCGTAGTCGCCCTTGCGAACGCGGTTCGCTTGCAGCACGAGCGGAATGTATTTCCTCACTGCGGCGGTCCTCCGCCGAGTCCCGGCAGCAATATCGACGTCTTCTTCTCTGCGTCGCGCGCCGCAATGAGTTGTTTCAGTTGCTCCGTGAACAGCTTGATGATGTCGTCGCGGCCAGCGCCGTTCGAGACGTAGTGGCACTTGGCGTCCTTGTCGCCGAACGGAAACACCAGCAGCAGAAAGCCGTTGATGCGCTTCACGCTGAGTTCGTCGCTGACCACCTTCTCGCCATTGAGAATCCTGTCGAGTGACACCGCCAGAGCCTGCAGTGCCTGCGGTGACAGCTTCTCCATTCCAGTCGTCGGATCGTTCATTCCACTTCCTCCTCATCGAATTCCTTGACCGGCTTCGGTCTCACGGACCGCGTCACGATCAGCGCGTTGGCGACGCTGTCCGTCTTGACGTCGAACCACTTCTTCTTGTGGAAGGCGTAGCCGTAGATGTAGCCGCGCACTTCATCCATCGGATACTGTGCGCTGCACGAGATCGCGCCGTGATCGCCCATCTTCAATTTGCGCAGCACGTTGTATGCGTGCTTCGCCAGCGCGTTCAGCCGCTTGTTCTCCGTCGTCTCCGCCTTCGGCTTCACTCCGTTGGTCATCCGATCTTCTCCTTCTTCGCTATGGCATCGTTCACCGCTTGCTGCAGTTCGTCGCTGGGCGGCTTCTTGCCGTACTCGGTCTCGCTCCACCAGCGCTGCCGCAGTTGCAGCGGCAGCTTGAACCAGTGCGCAGCCATCTCATCGCTGAGCCTCATCGTCTGCATCTCCATGAACGACCACCGTGTGTGACGACCTTCCTCATATGATGCCGGGTGCAAACATCACTCTCGGCGCTCGCGTGCCGTCGGCGCGCCGCCGGTCGATCCTCATCATCTGAGGTAATCACGACCGGCGGCACCACCTCCTTCGCGGGCGCATCGGGGGCAATGCGCTCCGTGACTACGGGCTTCGGATCGGTGACAGGGCGCGAGATGTCGATCTGCCTGATGCGATCCTGCTTCTTCAGCGCTTCGGGCTCGGCTGTCGCTTCCTGCACCGTCGGCTTCTCGACCACGATGCGTTCATCACCGGGCACGCGCGTGATGGCGAACACGATCAGCAATGTCATGATCGCGGTGAAGCCGGTGATGAGCTTGAACGGCGTCAACCATCGCTGTCCATATCTCGTTGATGCTGCATAAGACCGGTACGCATCGGATGAGGCTCGGCGTTGAGCATGGCGATCACGGCTTCCAAATCCTCGCACTCGATGCCATCGACGTAGTAGATCGTGTCGTACTTTCGATCCAGCTTGGCCGGTCCACCAACCTTGACCACCTCCAGACGCGGATAGGTCTGGCTGCGATACTGGTTGTGATATGCGCCCTTGGCCATGTCGAGGGCTAAGGTAAGCTGGAAGTTCGCACGGGTCTTCAGATCGCCGAGTGTGATCATCGATCATCTCCATTCTGATGTCGGTTATACTGCGCATCGCGTGTACCTCCGCGTCGTCGTGCCGTTCACGACATCGATCACATCGATGTAGGCGACATCAGGACGTTCGATGGCGGCATCCAAATCCTCCTCCATCGTGTCGAAGTCCTCGTACTGGAGTCGCATCACCACGTCGCCGTACTTCGCGCCAGTGTAATCCCAGTTGGCGTAGAGCTTGAGTTCGTATGTCGTCACTTGTCCTGCCCCGGTGCGAGAGCGAGCCATACAACGATCCTCGCAAACCCTATCGCGTCTGGCATGGTGCCAGCCTTGATACGGGAAAGGGTGGACGCGGAAATGCCAATGGCCTTGGCCATCTCGCGGTTCTCAACGTCATGTTTCTGCTGGTACGCGGACAGTGCCATGCCAAGATGTGTCACCTGTCTTGCTCCGGTGCGAGGGCGGCGCGGGCGACTACTACTCCAGCCTTTCGGCATGTGCTGCATGTTGTGTTCTTGGAAGCGTTGGTTAGTTCCGCAATCTGCGCCAGTGCCGCTTCCAGTGCCTCGATGCGGTCGGCGGCTGCGACCAGCAAATCTTTGTCTTGGTGTCGACGCGGCACGCGATCCCGCAGTTGCTCCACAAGCTCACTCATTTGTCCTGCCTCGATGCGAGGGCGGCGCGGGCGATGTCTCCCAGCCGCACGTTGGCGGGGTGCCATGATCGTCCAGCTATCTCCCGCAGCGCCGCCTCCAGCGCCTCGATGTGGTTGCGCAAAGTAGCTTTATCGGTCGCGTGATGGATTGAACTAAGTCGCGCCTTGTGCGCGTCATCCAATGTTTCCCGCAATTGCGCTTCCAGCGCCTCGATGCGGGCGGCGGCTTCGCGCAGCGCCAGCACCTTGTCAGCCATGATGGCGTCTGCGATCCGCCCCGTGCCATCATCCCACTCAAAGCCGGAATAGTCGGCCTTACCCAAATTCGGGCGGGGATCGTATTCGTTGTGGATCAGGTTGATCCAATCCTCGCGCTCGCTCATTTGTCCTTCTCCGGTGCGAGGGCGGCGACGTCTCGATGCGGTCGGAACCGGGTTGCGAATGCGAGGGCGGCGCGGGCTTCCATCGCCATTTCCTGTGCCAAGGTGAAGTCGTCGGGCATCTTGCTGGCGATGGATCGCAGCGCCGCCTCCAGCACCTCGATGCGGTCGGCATTTGCCCTGATAAATTTCAGCGCCTTATCCCGTTGACCAACAAATCTGTCGACATCCGCCTCCAGCGCCTCGATGCGGGCATGTAAACGTTCGATCTCAGCGTCGGCAGGATCATTTCTGATCCACTTCATAAGTTCCTGCCGAGACTCCGCGTATAGCTTCTCCAGCGCCTCGATGCGGTCGGCGGCTTCGCCGCACAGCTTGAACATGCCGAGACTGTACTTCTGTTGAAATGCATCCACGCCTTCGTGGCGCAGACGTTCAACAAGATCGCCCATTTGTTTGCTACTGCCCTTTAGCTGCTGCATCGCCATCTGTTGCGGTAGGTCTCTCATCGCTTCACCTCCACCGCAATCGCCAGCAGTTGCGGCAGGTATGGTGCGACCGACATCAGCATGTCGGTATAGATTTGATTGACCGGGTCGTGGAATTCGGCGAGCGCATAGGCGTTCGACGCCTCGATCATCGCGACCAGCGCGGCATCGGGCATCGGGCCGTTATCCGACCACATCTCGATTTCCGGGAATACCGTCATCGCTTCACCTCCAATCCAGCGGCGATGAGCCACGCGACCCACGCCAAGCTGAGCGCGGTCTTCGCTGCCTCTTCATTGGCCTCGATGCCGGATGCTCTGCCGCCCTTCGGCTGGATTGTATTGAGAGACCATATCCAGCGATCAGTCTCGGTGCCGAGTCTGCTGTGCTCGACGTAGCCGACGCGCACGCTACCGGAGTGTGCAGCGTGCAACGTCTTCGCTGCGTTTGCCTTGAACGTCAACATATCAGCGTCTCTTCATCAGCGAGCGGAATGCTTCCTGCCCTTCATCGCTCGCCGCCCACGCGTCGCTCTCTTCTTTGTTGGCGTCGAAGTCGCCGTTAATCACGCGCTGACGTAGCGCTTTGATTGCTTCGTTGTTCGGGTTGTCCGTGCGGAAGTGAACCTCAAACGCGAGATCATCGACCAATTGCATCTCCGGCAGATCGAGCGGCGACAGGTAGTCGTGGTAGTAGCCGGTCGCCGCCTTGTCTGCCATCGCGTGGAGTCCGACTTCGCGCAGCGCCTGCGCCAGCATGTCCTTCGTGTGCATCATCGTGCTCCCTTCTTCTTGCATGCGAGCTTCACTGAACGCGGATCGTCTGGCCGACCGGCGGTCGTGAGGGCGACGCGCAGCTTGCACTTCTCGCACTCGATGACGTAGGTGCCGATGCGCTTCGCCGGGTACGGCAGCGTGACCAGACACGCGACCGCAGCACCCTGCGACATGTCCACGTCGATGCCGTTTGGGTAGTCCGGGTTCGGCTTGACCTTCGGCTCTCGCTCCATATCGATCCACGTGACCTTGTGCATCACGACTCCTCGATGTGCGTCGGCTTACCCATCATCGTGATGTTGATCGCGCCCTGCTTCAACTGGTTCAGGATGTTACCCGCGAGCAACTCTGCCTTGGCATTGCTGGTGGCAACGAAGATCAGCGCGACCTCGTTGCCCGCCACCTCGACGCGGACTTCCTTGCCGTAGTCCGGGTTGGTGAACTGTCGATCAGTTGCCATCGCCGCTGACCATCTTGGTGAACTCGGCGCACTTCGCCGCGATCTCCTTCGCGAGATCGTTCGCCGCCTGCACCTGCAGACGCGTGCGCTCGCCGCGATCCCGCACCTGCTTCGCTGCTTCAGCGATGGTCGCGAGGCTCTTGTCCATCTCAGCCATCGACTTCTCAAGCTCCGGTGCCAACTCCTTCACCATCGCCTTGAGGCTCTCGACTTCTTTCGCTGCGGACTCCGCCGTCGCCATTACTGCGTCAGCAGACAGCCGACCGAGATCGGGTTGCTCGTGCTCAGCCGCTTCGTCAATCGGCGTGATCTCCGGGCGGCGCACGGTGCGGATCACCTCACCGACTTCGTCTTCGAGTGCCTGCAGGTTCACTGGCGGGCGGCGGCGCGGCATAGTCGTAACGTCATTCATTGGTCTATCCCCCTCAGAGATTGTCGAACACGGCAACCATTTCGGATGCGGTGCTTTGGTTGGTGAAACGGGCGACGAGTCTTCCATTGCAGTTGGTGTGCAGCAGTTCGATGCTGCCGCCGTTGTCGTGGCTGTAGCGGAAATAGTAGGGCTTATTCCACGCCTTCGACTTGAACCAAGACACGTTGCCAATCTTGCCATTGGCGCGGTCGCTGATCTCAATATCAGTGCCGTACTCAACGACAAGCAACTTCAAGATTGCGATGACGTCGATGACGTTGCCGCCGTGGTGTCTGGCGCGGTGCATTACCGCCCCAACATACTGGTTCATGGTCTGCGGTGTATTGATCTGCATTCTGGTTGCTCCTTAATTAGTTGTCCAAGAATTGTTTCAGGTCGTCTGGCAGTCGGTTGTATCGATGCAGAAAGAGCGCGAGCACACGACGCATCGTTAGTTCGCGGTCCGGCATTGGCAAGTCTCTTGCGGCTTTGATTTGCTCCTGTACCGAGAGTAGGTCGGGTAGCATCCTGTCTAACTCAGACTCCTCCACCGCCTTTGCTCCTCTGGTATCGCTCGTAGTATTCAATGGCGAGCGCGAATGGATCAGCGACGCCTTGCGCAGCCCACCACTCCAGTTCATTCCCGTGGGCGTGCTGCGCCATGTGATGGTTGTGCTTCAGCGGCAAGGCCCAGCGATCATCCGGCTTCATGCCCATGCCGCCAGCCTTGCCGTGGATGAATGACGTGGCCCGCAAGTGCGCAGCATCGCAGGGCGGAGCCTGCTTGCAGCATGCGCAGCGTTGCTTGCGGAGCCACGCCAGATAGTCAGGATCACGAAGCGGTGGTTGCCGCTGACGCAGTGTCACCGTTTGCCTTTGCCTTTGACGGGCGGCTTCGGCTTGCGGTCGTGCGGGAAGATTTCCCCTTGGCCTTCTTGCGCGGCTGCTGGTCCGGCAGTCCCGACGCCCACCGCCTGATCTGCATCGACACCGCCATCGCTTCCGCCTTGGTGAACAGCGTCGTCTCCTCGATCACCAACTGCGTCTTGCCTTCCTTCATCTCCAGTCGCATCGCGACCTCCTTCGTTGTCGGTTTCATCCTTCACCTCTTGTTCGCCGGGATTGGCGTCTTCCTCGATGACCGTGCTCAACGCAACCTCGCGAGCGATGTGCTCCGCGTCGAAGCCACGATCCTGTGCGTGAGCCTTCTTGGCATCACGCAACCTCTGCTGCAACGCGCCGACCTGCGGCGTCACATCTTTCAGCTTGCTGCCGTCCTCCAGTTCGTCAGGCGTGTACACGCCAAGCATCACCTCAGACGCATGCAGTCGGCACCATTGCCTGATGGAGGAGTAGGCCAACTGCACTTCGGGCTGAGCGTCCCAGAGCGGCGAGCCCTTGATGTTGCCGTACTCGTTGCGGCCACGGGCATCACGCAACTTCGCCAGCGTCTCGCTGGTGTAGCTGTGCGGCGAGTCCTCTCCACGGAACGTGCCCCACACCCGGCAACGACGCTCGTCGCCTTCGTCGAGTATCTCGTAACGCAGCCGCGTCTTCAGCGGAGCGCGTGCGGTGATGACCGCGTGCACAAGCTGCGCCTCGAACGCGATGCGCTCTTCGCCCTTGTTCACCACCTGATAGGACTTCTCCGCCACGGCGAACGGGTCCATCTGCCAGCGCAGCGCACGCGAACAGATCGCGAGACAGCCGCCGGGATTGCCGCGCAGATACTTCGGCACCGCAGAGCCGGAGACCGCCATCAGCTTGGCGAACTCCATCACCTCGCCCATGTTCTGCAGCGCGACGCCGCCGATCTCCATGTTCACCGCGATGGGTGCAGCGATGGCGCGATCAACGCGCCGTTCGATTTCAGTTACGTCCATTTGGTTGCTCCTCTGTTTGATGAATGCCGTGGACCGCTCCCACGCGGAGCGATCCACAAGGCCGGTCTTACTTCGCCAGCGCCGGAGCGGTGTCCGGCGTCACAAGCTGCATGTTCTTCAGGCCGTTCTCGACCTGTGCTTGCCCATATTTCTGGTTCAACTCAACCATCTTCAGCAGCTTGCCACCAGCATTGCAGGTAGCGTTGCCGATGCCCGGCGTCACCGATCCATTGAGGAGATCGGTCATCAGCGCCGACATCAGGCCCGCGAATTGCTGCGCGGTGTGGATGCCTGCTTCGGCGAAGGCGAGACTCTTGGGGACGGCTCGTTGCTGCCCTTGCTGAGAAGACGCTTTACCCTGTTTAACTCTGCTCGACCTCTTAGTAGCCATTGCTTCTCTCCTTTGGGGTTTGAAATAATTTCCAGTTCACGTTGACGTTTGTACTCTCGTATGTGCTCTCGATTGGCCGACCTCCACACTCTTCCGACCCTTAGTTTCTGTTGGTGACGACACTCCTTTGAACAGGTGTCGCGTTCCGGGTGACCCGTAAATACTTTCTCGCAGATGATGCACGTTTGACGAACGTCGGATGCCGTGACGCCTCGCCTGTGTCCTTTCTCTCGGATCAGGCAACCGCATGATTTCGTGTATCGCTTCTTCCCACCCAGCGCCGTGATGACGACCCATGTCTCATTTCCGCAATCGCAGTGGCAAAGCCACCATGTGAACGGCGCGTCCAATCGGTCGCCACGCTTGCCCCCTCGTATCTCGCTTCTGACAGCAACGAGGCGACCGAACCTTTGGCCAGTGATGTCCTTGCGCCTTGATGGATGCGGTATGAACCCGACGCATCTGATCGAGCAATACTCCTGAGACTTGAACCCAGTGAAGTTCACGCCGCACGATTTGCACACGTGAGGGTGCTGCGGCCTTCTCGCGTTTCTGTAAGTGTAATTGCATCCGTTAGAACAGAACTTGGTCCGAACCTGACCGACCGCACTTCTCCACGCTCGAAGCTCGCCAGACCATGCGCGTTCAACGACCAAGCGCTTGCGCTTGCGCGGTATCGCTTTCCCGCATTGCAAGCACAGCACCTCACTTGTCCTTCTCGACGACACGCACGTAGGCGAAGTCCTGCAATGCTTGAACGAGCGACGGGATGCCGCTCAGCGGAATAGCGATGTCGCAGAACGGTCTCTCGTTGTGGTCGAACGCAACGAGATGCGGTCCGCACTTCGGATCAGAGCACGTGGCCATGTAGAAGCCGTGCGCCCTCGTGCCTTCAGGGAGTCTCACCATTTCACGTGGTCTCCTCTATCTTCAGCCTTGCTTCGATGCGTGCGCGCTCATCGTGAGCCAGCGGTAGTGCACGATCTTCGCCCTCGCCCGGTCCGGGCCAGTGCTTCAGCGCCATGCTTGCGGCGATCCGCTTCATCGCGATGCGGTTCATGCGCCGACCGAACTCAAGGTCCTTGTCATCGAGCGGCACGTGACGCGCGCAGTGCGGCGCACTGGTCTCGACGAACAGAAGATTGAACGATGCGAACGGCAGACCGAGAGCTTCGCAAACCTCCCAGATCAGTGCGCCTTGCTGATGATAGCCGAAGCTGCGGATCGTGTATTGCAGCGCGTGAGAGGTGACGTCGTTAGTCGTCTTCAGATCGACGAAGTCGGGACCGCTGATCGGGATCACGTCTGGTCTGACTTTGATCCATAGGCCAGTCGCCTTATCCTTGACGAAGCCGGAGCACTCGACGTGCCCGCTCAAGAGACCGTCCTGCACCAGCGGCTGCGACGCGACCGACGCAGCCATTCCCTTGATCGCCTTGAACTCATCAGGCTTGACGATGACGCGACCGGCGTCCTCCGCCCTTTCAATCCAGTCCTTGCAGACGTTGGCGTTGCCATTCCACTTCTTCAACTCAGCCGTCTTGCTGTCGCGATAATTCTCCGGCTGAGCGATGAACTTCATGTTGAAGCCGTCTTCGCCAAGGAAGAGATGATGCGCCGCAGCGCCAAGGATCATCGCTCGCGTGGCTTCCTTCGGCTGATAGTCCGGTGCCTCGCACCACTCAGCGTACATGTGCGCTTCGCTCTTGCTCCAGCACGTGCGCAGGTTCGACGACGACACCGCCGGGCCATCGCACATGCCGGGTGAGTGATATCGCTCGATGGGAATCCCGCTGTACCAGCCGGGCGCGCTGATCGGCTTGCCCGACCACTTCGTAACTTTCATCTGGGTTGCTCCTTCAGGGATTTATAAACCGAACGAGAGAGACCGTGGAGTCTCTCCCGCTTCTGTTCAGCTTTACGAAGTCGGTGCGATCAGGCCCGCATCAACCGCGCGACCGTATGCTCCACGCGAGTATGTGTGCGAACGTGTGCCGCCCTTGCCGTTGCCACCGACGTTGCTCTCGCCAGCGCGATACTTGCGCCCCGGCTTCAGCGTCAAGACGAAGCCCTGACCTTCGTACAGTTTCTTGAACTGTGCCTTGGTGATGGTGTCGAACGTCTTGGTCATCTTCGAGAACCCGTGCATGTAGCGATACGCGTGGTGCGGTCTGCCGTTCTTGTTCTCGTTGACGATGTAGACGGCGGTCCGCGTCACGTAGGCGTACAGGCAGTCGTGAGGCAGCAGTTCAGGGTTGTCTTTCGCCCATGTCCCGACGCCCTTTGCCAGCACGCACTCGTATGTCGAGCCGCGCTTTGTCCCGTCGAGGAAATCCTCAGTCATGGTGATCGGGACTTGATGATGCGCCTTGCCGTCGGTGAACCTCACAGTGTCCCACTGACTCTTCTTCTGGTCGATGCCACCATCCGCCTTCAGCACAATCTTATTGTACAGCCGATGATAGCGGACCTTACTCTTAGGCTTTGACTTTCTTGCCATAGGTTGCTCCTTGCAACAGTTTGAGTTTGTCGGAGATCGCATTCCACGCTGCGATCACCTGTTCGATCTCCACGAATAGATCATCCGTGGCTTCTTCCGGCGACGCGACTCCGAAGAAGGCGTCATCCAGAACTTCTGTGGGCCGCTTGATGCCCCACTCACGAGCCATGTTCAGGAATATCTGACGGCGCGTCATCTGCGGCGTGTCGAGGGCAACGTGCTCCGGATCACCGTCGTCGTAATTGCAATCGCCCTGCTGCGGCTTCGGCTTGGTCGCCGGTTTGAACGATGGGCGAATGACGTTGTCCTCTTCCTGCTTAGACTTCGATCCGACGCCACGTGGCGTCGGGTTGGTGGCTCGCGACTTCTTCATGCGGTCTTTCTTCCCGGCGCGAACCTCCTCAAGAGAGACCGTGCCGCCAGCGATGCGGATCAATTCATCCGCTCGTGTCTTGCTGTAGCGGAAGTGCTTCTTCACGAAGTCGGGCCACGTGATCGTCTTCGGCTTGCGCTCTTTCAGTTCGGCGAGCGCCTTGCCGATCTTGACGTAGTGTTCTTCAGCAGCTTTCTCTGCTTTGGCCTGCAGAGCCTTCACGCTCTTGATCAGTTCAGCGACAGTGCTCATGGTTGCTCCTTCTGGTTTGATCGCTCCACGTGAGCGATATATATCCACGCGAACAGAATCACGGATGGCCAACGTAGTGAGTGGTCAATCCGTTTGCAATAACTTATTGTATGGGCTCAAGTGGTCATGGTAACCAAGAAGGATAGGATTGTGCGAGAACATGTCGCCACCAAGAAACTATTACGTGGAGAGATAATGCGCCGGGAGAGTCCCCGCGACGCGAAGCGGGATCGTGTGATGAAGCTGATCTTCTCGGAGCCCGGCTTCGCCACCGTGGTCGCTCGACACCTCAACGTCACGCACCAGAACGTCTCGGCATGGAATCGGGTGCCGCCTCACCACGTGATGAAGCTGGCACCGCTGATCAATAAGACACCGGAAGAGATCAGGCCCGACATCTTCGGACCCAAGAAGCGTAAATGAGCCAAGGAGCAACGATGCTCTGGAACGATGAGACCGACCGCCTGCTTGTTAGCCTATGGGATGAGGGCAACTCGCTCGCCTTTGTTGCCGACAAGATGCGTGAGGCCGGATACGTTGTGTCGCGCAACGCCATAGCCGGGCGGAAGCACAGGCTGGCGGAGAAGCTCTCGCCATTCAAGAGAGCGCCGAACACTCAATCGAGAGTGACGAGACCGATGCCGTCGCGGTTGCGACGACCATCAAGGGGCAGGGCAGGGACTGTGAAGAAGACGATGGATCAATTGCGCGATGAGATGATGCAGAACGAAGGCGTCGAGTACATGCTCAACGACCACGGGTGCAAAGCTATTCTGGACAAGCCACGGCGCGGGGCGTGGCTGTTGCAAGTGTGCTGCGGAAAGCCGCGCACTGCATTCGGCGGGAGTATGTCGCCGTATTGTGCGTATCACCTCCGGATTTACACCAACCCACCACCACAGCAAAGGAGAGCCAATGGCTAAGTCTGCGAAGACGGTCGAGGTCGAGATCAACGATAAGGTCGCGACCAAGTTCGTCAGTGATATCTTCGAGCGTCTCGATGTCGTCGATGAAGCGCGCAACGCTCATCGCGTCATCGTCCATCGCGAGCGTGAAGCGATGAACGGCATCTATGAGTCTCTCGCCGCACGCGGCGTGCCGCAGAAGTCCTCGCGCATCCACATCAAGATCGCTCTCGCTCTGAAGAAGATCGAGGGTTGGATCGCTGATCTGGAATTGAACGAACGCAAGCTGGCCGAGAAGCTGGCGCGTGCCGCCGGTGACAAGCGTCAGCTATCGTTGATGCTCGACGTGCCGAAGCCGAAGCCGGAGCCGAAGGCGAAGGCTGAGCCGAAGGCGAAGTCCGCGTCGAAGAAGAAGAAGACGAAGGAAGTGCAGACCGATCTCGTCGAGCAAGCCGAACAGATGGACGCGAGCGCGCCGATACACTGACGACGACTGGAGCAACCTGCCAATGCTGTTTGACGATCCCGCGACGCGGGCAAAGCGCAAGAAGCGAGAGCGTGCGAAGCGTGAACGCGAACTCGCGAAGAAGATCAAGGCGCTGCCAGAGCAAAGGTTCGGCGTGATCTACGCCGATCCTGAGTGGCGGTTCGAGCCGTACTCACGCAAGACCGGGATGGATCGCGCCGCCGACAATCACTATCCGACATCAGCGCTCGACATCATCAAGGCGCGTGACGTGCCGTCGATCTCGGCGAAGCACTGCGCGCTGTTCTTGTGGGCGACACCGCCGATGCTCGATCAGGCCATCGAAGTGCTGAAGGCGTGGGACTTCAACTACATCACCAACGCTGTGTGGGTGAAGCCAACCATTGGCACCGGCTTCTGGTTTCGCTTTCGTCACGAGCATCTGTTGCTTGGCACGCGCGGCGAGGTGCCGTGTCCTGCGCCGGGCGAGCAATGGGACTCCGTGATCGAGCAACCACGTCGCGGTCACAGCGTGAAGCCTGATCAGGTCTACGAACTGATCGAGCAATACTTTCCGAACCTGCCGAAGATCGAATTGAATGCGCGCCGTCGCCGCGATGGTTGGACGTCGTGGGGACCAGACTTGCCGGAGGAAGAGTGATGGCTGTGAAGTGGGCCGACCCAAAGAAGATGGCGAAGGCGGCTGAGCACAAGTATCAGACGCTGAACTATATGCTTGGTCAGTACGGCGTGAACAATATCACTGGTGAACAGTTCTGGGGACAGATGAAGCAGAACGGTTGGGGGCAAACGGACATCGACGCGTGGTGCGTCGAATATTATCAACGCGAACAGGAGAAGGAAGATGCAGAACAGGCCAAGCGAGAAGAAGGGCGGTATGGGTCCGCGCGAGCAACAGCTTCGCGAGATGCGCGAGGCCCGCGTCGAGAAGAACAAGGCGCTGATCGACAAGCAGAGCAAGGTCGCGAAGGTCGCGGCCAAGGTCGTGAAGAAGATGGCGAAGCGCAGCGGTCGTGGAAGGTAACCGACGAGTGGGCCTATCTCACAAGGGATGAAGTCAACGCCTGCGCGAGGTTCGGCCTGTCGCTGCAGGAGCGGGCGGAGAAGCGCAACTTCAAGAAGACGCCCGGTGAAACTGCTGATAACGCGACGCTTGGCAAGCAGCACGCGCTATCGCAGGTGACGGAAGGTGCGATGCGGCGTCACTTCGGCTGGCCACTTGAGTTCAATGCGAACGGCTTCAACGAGCCTGATCTGCCGGGACGGCTTCAGGTGCGGTCGATCACTGGCGAGCACAAGGGGCTCAAGGTCAAGTCGCGTGATGGAGCGGACTGGCGCGTCGTCGGCGTGATCGCTCCGCCCGGCAAGGAGCGTGGTCCGTATCGATTGCCGGGATGGTATCTCGCTGGAGATGCGCAGCAGCGCGAAGACTGGGCGAAGCCGTGGTTCGACGGCCCGCCGGTGTACATCGTTCCGCAGAAATTGCTGCGCCCGATGTCGGAGTTGCGTGAGATATTGCGCAGCGAAGGCCTGATTATTGCAGACTACCAACCAAGAGGGAGCAAGGTCGGTGAGTGAAGTATTGATTTGGTTGGATATCCAGCTATCGCGTGACGCAGCGCCGAACGCAGGATAGTCTGCGTTCCACGATGCGACACCGCATCTTTAGGAAAGAGGAGCACCACTAAATGAGAAAGTTTCTATTAACCTGTAGCATTGCCGCGATGGGTATTGCGTTCGCAGCGTCACCGTCGAAGGCCGACACCTTCCTCGAAACCAGCGTCGGCGTGATCGGCGCGAAGTCGGTTGTGATTGACTCGCCTGTGGTCCGCAACGTCTCGGCTGGTCTGATCCAGTTGAACGGCACTGGCGGTTCGTTCATGGACGTGTTCTGCGTCGATGTGTTCGACAACATCCAGCAGCCCTATCTCTACAACATCGCCACTTGGACACCCGGCTCTACCTTCCAAGGTATGGCGAACATCACCGCTGCGCAGGCTCAACAGATCGCATCTCTTGCGTTCTTGGGTAGCTCCAGCAACTCCGGTCCCTTCCTTGATGCGGTGTTGCAGTTGGCAATCTGGAAGACTGAATATGGCGGTTCGTTCGACACGCTTGGTCTCGATAGCGCCACGCAGAACAGTGTGAATACTGCACTTGCCGATACCGTGTTTGGTGGTATCGACTATCGTGGTGACCTGACTCTGCACGTCATGTCGGATGCGCCGTCTGATCCGTCGCAGGCGTTCGTGTTTGCTACGGTTGCGGCGGTGCCGGAGCCTTCGACGTGGGCCATGATGATTATCGGCTTTGCCGGGATCGTCGTGACCGCAGCGCGTCGCAAGCGCAAAGAGTTGGGCCACGCTTTCCGTTGGGCCTAAACACAGATGACCAGCTTGCCGCTATGGGTCTACTACATGGCGGCAAGTTGCTTTGCTGCATTTCTAATTGGATGGATCATCGCTTGGGCGATGGAAGAATGGAGAGATAGATGAAGAATTTATTGTTCGGCGGCGTCAAGGTTTGACGCTGGCGGCATGACCTTCAAGGGCAACGTCCTCGCGCTCGATCTCGCGACGACTACTGGCTGGGCCTATGGCAAGCCGCGCAGCAAGCCAACCTTCGGCAGCATCCGCTTCATCAAGCCGGGCGGCTCACGCGCCGCAGCCTATCGCAGCTTCCGCAAATGGCTGGAGAGTGAATGGAATGTGCGCGACGCGCAGCCCGATCTGATTGTCTACGAGTCGGCGAACGTGCAGTTCATGGCCGGTCGAACCAACATCGAGACGATCAAATTGCTGATCGGACTGACGGAGCATCTCGAAGAGTGGTGCCACGGATGGATGGAGCTACGCGAGGCGACGACAGCGCAGGTGCGAGCGCACTTCCTTGGCCAGAACCTGAAGAGCGCTGTCGCCAAGCCAGCAACGGTCGAGCGCTGCCGGTCGCTGGGCTGGATGGCGAACACCTCTGACGAGGCCGACGCGCTCGCGCTCTGGAATTATCAGTGCAGCTTCCTTGATCCAGAGGTCGGTGTGCGAACGTCGCCGCTCTTCCAGAAGAGGCGCGGGTGATTCGGGTACGATTTGGCGCTCGATCCGTCCTCAATGCGTACCTAATTCCATCGCTCACGGTGAGCGCTCGAATTCCATCTCTCACGTGGAGAGCGCAATCAATATCTTGTGGATGGGTCGAACCGAATCACGCGACATCCGGGTCAATCGTCCTGAAGGACATTTGCCCGATATACTCACTCAAAGATTCTGTTTGACGACGCCGCAGAAGATCGACCAGTGTAAATGCAGAAGGGCGGCCCGACGCTAACCGGACCGCCCTTCCTAAACCGACACCCGATGCGCCGAGTGGTCGATGTCTGTGCACACGTGTACCACGCTGTGACACACCGCATCAACTCCTCCAGCACCAGTTAGGTTCATTTCCCGCCGGGTAGCTCCCGCGCGTTGGTGGCGCTTTATCGTTTGAGGAATGCCCCTTCCTCAGCGACTGGCGGAGCTATGGCCAACGACGTGCCTCGCGTGCGCCCGTCTTTCTTTCTTACTTACTTCTCTCTCAGCAAGTGGAGAGAAAGGAAGAAAGTAAAGAAAGAAGAAAGACTTAAACGATAGAATCTTTACTGAAGCCGCGCACGCGCGAGAAAAAAAGGAGGTGGTGGTGGTGAGGGTGAGTAGGCTCCGGACATGGCTGATGGTGGTGTGCGACCAGTGCGGCCACTCCGACCGGGTGCCGTCAGTGTTCCAGCGCCGCAACGCCATTGAGAAGTTCACGGCCCGACGGCCAGCGCTGCACTGCGATGAATGCGATCACCCGGTCGTCATCGTCATGGCCGAAGTGATTCCAGAGCCGATGCGATCTTGGATTAACAAAGGAGCAACCCAATGAGTGACTACGTCGCATACTTCGACGGATGCTGTGAGCCGAAGAATCCCGGTGGGACGATGGGCTATGGCGTGGTGATCTACGACGCCGAGAACCGGAGGGTCTTCCGCAAGGGCGGCATGGTCGATGCCGCCGCCGCGAACACGAACAACGTGGCGGAGTACATGGCGCTCAACGCCGCGCTCGACTGGCTGATCGAGCACAGCTTCGAGGATCGTGCCATCATGGTGCGAGGTGATTCCAAGCTCGTGATCGAGCAATGCTTCGGCAACTGGCGCATCAAGAGCGGAGCCTATGTGGCGTTCGCTCACGACGCGAAGGAGAAGCTCGCGAGGTTCACGTCGATCAAGGGCGAGTGGATCAGGCGCAACGACAACGATGAAGCAGACGAACTCTCGAAGGAGAGTCTTCGCGACGCTGGTGTCGAGATCGTGGAGCGGTGAGATGGATGCAGGCCTCAGCTTCGATGAGCTTGCCAACATGGTCGGCGCGGCACGCTGCATCCGCAATAAATATCACATCGCCTGCCCGCTCTGCGGTCCGCAATGCCGCAAGCCAATCAACCGCCGCCGACGTGTGATGGCGATCCTGATGCACGACGACGGCAGCGACGGCTACACCTACATCTGCGCACGGTGCATGGCGAAGGGCTCCGCATTCCCTGACAAGAAGAACGGTAAGCACCACGCGCCAGTCAAGGTCGAGAAGAAGCCGGAGCCAGACAACTCAGAACTGGCAAGGCAACTGTGGAGCCGCGCGGTGTCGCTGCGCGGCACGCCTGCGGAATTGTATCTGCGCCGCCGTGAGTGCGTGATCGACTCTCCAAACATTCGGTTCTTGAAGGGTGAGGGTCGGCACCATCACGCGATGATCGCGAGGTTCTCAAGTCGCGACGGCAGCACGAGCGGCATCCACATGACGCGCATCAACGCAGACGGTGGCAAGGCCGACATCGAGCCAGTCAAGATCATGCTGGGTCCATCGGCTGGCTGGCCGATCATCGTGGCTGGTGGGGATGATAGCCTATGCATCGCCGAAGGCATCGAGGACACAGCAACGATGCAGATGGCGATAGGTGGTGCTGCATGGGCCGCTGGATCGGCGGGCCGCATTGCGCAGTGCCTGCGTCGCGCCAAGAGCTTCTCCAAGATCATCATGGCTGTAGATGATGATCTTGCTGGCGAGCGGGCGCTCAAGGCTGCGCTTGAAGTGAGGCCTGATCTGATAGCGGTTAAATTCATCGACGGCCTCGACGCGAACGCGACGCTTCGCCTGCACGGCATCGACGCTGTCCGCAATTCTATTCAAGTGAAGGAGCAACAGGCATGAGTGACAATACCAGACGACGATGGTTTGCCATCATCTACAAGCGCGAGGGGATCGGATACGCGCTCGACTACTATCCGAATGAGAAGGACAGTTGCGTGCGCTTGGAGCGTGACGCGATCATCGGAGACTTTGCCACACGTGACGAGGCGATGGCTGTCGTGCGCCAATACTTCGAGGAGATGCAATGACGGCATCACTGTTCGACGAGCGTGCGGAATTGAAGACGCTTCGACCAGATCAGGATAGCGCACTGGAGACGTTGCGCGATGCTGTCAGGTCCGGCGAACGGCGCATCTGCATGCAAGCGCCAACCGGCTGGGGCAAGACCGTATTCGCTGCAGCACTGGTCAACGCGGCGCACCAGCGCAGCAAGAAGGTGATGTTCACGGTGCCAGCGATCTCGCTGATCGACCAGACCGTGAGCATGTTTGCAAAGCAAGGCATCCTCGAAGTCGGTGTGATCCAAGCCAACCACACCATGACGAACTGGGATATGCCGATTCAAATCTGCAGCGTGCAGACGCTGATGAGGAAGAAGACGCTGCCGACGGTTGACGTGGTGCTGATGGATGAGTGCCACATCTGGTTCAATGCTTACGAGCGATGGCTGGGCACCGGGAAGGAAGGCGACGTTGATCGCGTGCCAGAGTGGCGCGGTGTCCCGGTGATCGGTCTCTCCGCTACGCCGTGGAGCAAGGGACTCGGTTCGTGGTTCACATACTTCCACAAAGCGGCGACGATCCGCGAGATGATCGATGCTGGCCATCTGTCGGACTTCAAGGTCTACGCGCCATCGCATCCTGATCTGGGTGGCGTGCGTATCACCGGCGGCGACTACCAGACCGACGAGCTATCCAAGCTGATGCAGGAAGGGAAGCTGATCGCCGATGTTGTCACGACGTGGCAGCGCTTAGCGGAAGGCCGACCGACGTTGTGCTATGCGGTGGATCGTGCGCACGCGATGAAGCTCAAGCTGCAGTTCGAGGCGGCTGGCGTGCCGTGCGGCTATCAGGACTGTGACACCAGCGACAGCGACCGCGCTCGACTGCGTCGCGACTTCCACAACGGCACGCTGAAGGTGGTGTGCAACGTCGAGACGCTGACCACCGGCATCGACTGGGACGTTCGCTGCATCATCAGCGCGCGACCGACGAGAAGCGACATGCTGTTCGCTCAGATCATCGGGCGTGGTCTGCGCACGGCACCGGGCAAGGATCACTGCCTGATCCTCGATCACTCCGACAATCACTCACGTCTCGGCTTCGTCACTGACATCGACGAGAGCTACGTTGGTCTGCATGTCGGCAATACGCCACGTCACGAGAACCGCGCCAGCGAGATCAGGCTTCCGAAGGAATGTCCGGGTTGCGGATACCTGAAGCTGCCGAAGATGGCGCTATGCCCGGCGTGCGGCTTCGTCGCCAAGGTGGTGAGCAAGATCGAGCCGGAGGCTGGTGAGCTTCGCGAGTTGAAGCCGAAGCCGAAGGAAGCGAGGACCTTCTTCGATATGGAAGACAAGGTGAAGTTCATGGCGGAGTTGAAGCGCTACGCCATGCAGCATGGCTACAAGAATGGCTGGGCGACGAACCAGTATCGCGAGAGGCTTGGTGTGTGGCCGAATCATCCATCCATCAAGAATGTTGCGCCAGCGATGTTCGTGCCGCCCGACACATTGAGTTGGATCAAGAGCCGACAGATCGCATACGCGAA